CTTGAAAAGAAACTTGGTAGCCAAGAGAAAACTGAGGAGGGACCGCAAGATACGCAGTATGAATCAGAAGATCAAGATGTTCAGGCAGGAGATGTAGTAGGTGGTGTTGAACAGCAGCCTCTTAGTGAAGCTGATGAGAATGTAATACTTGAAAGTATTGGAGGTGAACAAGGCTTAGAAGCTTTAGGTAAATGGGCACAGGAGAACTTAGATTCTAAAGAAATCCAGCTATATAACAAAGAAGTTAATAGCGGAGATTTCACTAGAGCTAGGAATGCCCTTCAATCCATGTACTTTGCTATGCAACAGCAAGAAGGGTATGAACCATCTTTAATAAATGGACGCTTATCTCAGCAATCTACTGATATATATCGTTCAGTTCAGGAAGTAGAAGCTGCAATGAATGACCCACGGTATCTACACGACACTGCTTATACCAGAGACGTAGAAGAAAAAGTTAGTAGATCAGACGTACTAGCCCCCAGATAGGCTAGTATTAAAGAAGCTTATGTATGAATTGTTGCCGGTGAGCCGATAACAACAGTGGAATGCTGAGCATTTTTAACATTTAATCTTTCAATTCGATGCCAGATTTTTCAAGCATCTCTAGGTTAGGTGGTATTAATGGCGTTCAATATAACGCTAACTCTGCCGCTGGTAACTACGAAAAAGAGAATGCGAATTTTCTGAAAATCTTTTCTGGAGAAGTACTAACCGTCTTCAATAGAGAGACAATTTTCAAAGACTTAACTCAAAAGAGAACCATCTCCTCAGGCAAATCGGCCAGCTTCCCAATTACGGGTCGTTTTTCAAGTCGATATCATAGGCCAGGAGATTGGATCACAGGCCAAGGTAACAAAGGCATGACTGGTGAGAAGATTATCACTATTGATGATCTACTTATCGCTGATGCTTCAATTTATGATTTAGATGAAGCCAAACTCCATTGGGATGTGAGGTCGATTTATAGTCGTGAATTAGGACGTGCTCTCTCAAGGGCCTATGACCAGCGTCTAGTCCGCACACTGCTAACAGCTTCAGAGTCTGATGGCCGTGTTGATGACTGGGATAACAAGACCTTCGCTGTATCCTCAGGTGGCGACGTAACCATTGCTAGTGTCTCTGGTAACAACGTCACAATGTCAGCTCAAATGACCTCTGGCTCACAAGCCAAGTTTGCTGCTGGTGAGGTTATGTATGGAGAGGATAGTGGAGCTTACGGTGTTATTACAACAACCGCTTCCAACGCTAACCCTTCAGTTATTGTTATCAACCCAATTGGAGCTATTGGTACAGGTACTAAGGCTGCATTTGATGTTGGTGAGCGTATCTTCGTTCTTGAGAAGCTTCCTGGTGGAACCTCATACACAGGTATCAACCTCAACGGTGCTGCTAACCGCAACGCTAGAGGTGAACTGATTGTTGAGAACCTCTACAAGGCTTGTCAAGCACTTGACGAAAAAGATGCACCTAAGGATGGCCGTATCGTTGTCCTATCTCCAGGTGCTTATTATGATCTTCTCAATTCTGATCGTGCAATTAACACTGATTGGAATGGTGGAGGTGGAGCTAACGGAACCTTCAAGGGTAATAACGTTCTTAGTGTTGCTGGTTTCACAGTCAAGACTTCTAACAACCTTGGAGCTGCTTCTTACGGCCAGACCTATTCAGGTATTGCTAATCAATCAGCTACAACACGTGGTGAGCGTCCTAACTACATCAATGGTAAGGATGGTTCCGACGGATCTGCAGCTGCTGGTACTAATGATTACTACCAGGATGAGCAAGGCAACGCATCAAGCGTTGGTAACCTATTCGGACTTTGCTTCACAAAAGAAGCAGTCGGAACAGTTGCTCTTAAAGATCTGAATATGCAGATGACAGGGGCTGAGTACAAAGCAATGACTCAGAGCACCATGATGGTTGCAAGCTACGCAGTTGGACACGGTATCCTCCGTCCTGATTGTGCAGTATCCCTACTTCATGATGGCAATCCTTGGTAAATACTTAGGAAAACCTAATACAATAAGGGGAGGCGTAAAGTTTCCCCTTTTTGTTTATATATGGCAACTACAAAACTACAAGCAGTTAACACACTTCTTTCCATTGTGGGAGAAGCACCATTAAACTCTTTAACGCCACCTTTAACTGGTGACGCAGCTTTAGCAGAAAGAGTACTAGAAGAGGTGAGTACAGAAGTCCAAGGTGAAGGTTGGTCTTGGAACACTATGGTCTATGACAATATACCTTTAGATGCAAATGGGCATTCTACTCTTCCTAGTAATACTCTTGCTTTACGGTTTAATCCAATTTCATATCCTTCCCAACGGTTTGTATTGAGAGGTATTAAATTATTTGATCGTGTTAAAAATACTTACGATTTAAGAGGTAGTCTTGGTGTAGCTTTGACTGGTTCTACTACTGATTTAATAGCTCAACTTATAGAAGAATTAGCTTGGGATGATATACCTGAGACAGGTAAAAGATATATAACCATTAGAGCTGCAAGACAGTTTTCTAATAGGTTAATATCGTCTAGTACCATAGAAAGTTATACAGCAGATGATGAGGAAAAAGCTCTACAAACTTTAAGACGAACAGAAGATATGGCACAAAATCATAACTACATTAGTGGTCCTGATGATATGTATGGTGGTCGTGTATTAACAACATTTGGTCCTGATATTCTGAATCGCTTCTAATGTCTAGAGAACTTTATAGTCAAGTTATTGGTCCCCTTAATAAGGGAGTCAATCAACAAGCAACAAGTTTTGTTTTACCTGGGTTTGCAAAGACTCTAGAGAACGGTAATTGTGATTTAGTAGAAGGTCTTAAGAAACGTTTAGGAAGCGTACCTGTAAAAAGGATAGATAACTTAACAACTAATCATGGAGGTAATGCTCCTACAGGTACTGTTAAATGGGATGAAGCTTGGTACTACGTATATAACCGAAGTACTGATGAACGATTTGTTTTAGCCATAGTTGACGATAGCTATACAGTAACCAAAACTATAACCACAGTTAATAACTCTCCAGTTATAACAATATCGTCAGGTGGTACTACTGATTTATTTGTTGGTAATGGGGTAAGTGGTACGAACATACCAGCAGGTTCTGTGATTAAAGAGATAGGTACTAATAAAATTACTATTGATAATAACTGCACTGCAGCAGGTTCTAGCATCACAATGACTGCAGAAGCAAGTCGTTGCTATGTAACAGGTTTATCAAGTGTAGAACCTATTAGTGGCATACTTCCTACAGTTGTACCTGCAGAACAAACCTTTGCTGGTATTACTACTGCAAACCTTGAATACTTCAGAGGATCAGGTAGAGCTAGAGATAGGTTTAGAGCTACTTCTTTCCAAGACTTTGTATTTATAACTAATACACAAAAAACTGTTGATTACGACAGTTCTGAAACTTTAACTAGATACAACATTGGATATATAAGCAATGCGTATGTTCCAATTAAAGCTCAGATATGGGTGAAGTTAGTTGACTATGCTACTAAGTATGAAGTAGCAATTGAACTGGATAATGGAGATACTATTAACGCAGATATAACTACAGCAACACTAGCCTCTGGTACTGCTGTAAGTACGCAAACTATTGCAACGGACTTAGCTGCTGCTATTAATACAGCAGACACTAGTAACCATCTAACCTTCTCAACAGTTGACTCTCAAATACTTATAGGGTTAGCTAACGCAGCTAGATCATTTAAAAAGTTTGTTGTATCTGACGCTAGAGGTAACACTCTGATGAGTGGTTTTGCCAGTCAGGTTACAAGTATTGTTGAACTACCTCAAACCTCTTGGGAAGGGTATCAAATCATTGTTGCACCTGATGGTTCAGCAGATCAGAGTTCATATTATCTAACGTTTAACGCTGAGAATACAACTGTTGCAGGTACTTATGGTAGAGGTACTTGGGAAGAGAAAGGTGGATGGGGAGCTAAAGGAAAGTTAGATGACAACACAATGCCTCATTCGTTTGTTTACTACAAGAATGATGATGGTTTAACTAGATTTACTGTTCAACCTTTTAGTGGTACTAATTACACCGATGGTAGTACTACAGTTAAAATTCCTGGTTGGACTGTACGTTTAGCAGGTGATGCTGATGAGCTACCTGGACCTTCTTTTGAAGAAAGTAAGATTAACGATATTGTCTTCTTTAAAAACCGTTTAGGTTTCATTAGTGGAGAGAACATAATCCTCAGTGAGGCTGGAGCTTATTACAACTTCTGGCAGCAATCAGCTTTACAAGTAACTGATAATGATCCTATTGATTTAACGGCAGTTAGTAATGATGTTGCTGTTCTTAACTACGCTTTACAGCAGCAGGATGAGTTAGTCTTATTCTCTAACGAAAACCAGTTCCGACTATATTCAGGAGACAACGTAACGTTTAGCCCAGAGACAGCTTCTGTAGGTCGGATTAGCTCCATCACAATGGAATCTAATGTTAAACCTCAACAAGTTGGTCCTCAAGTTATCTTCCCTGTTAAAGAAGGTGACTACACGGGACTACACACTTTTATCACGACTGACCGTACTGTTGGTATTAACCTTGGTCAAACTGCTGTTATTACAGAGACTGTACCTAAGTATATTCCAAAGAACATAGACTCTTTAGCAGTCAGTAGAACAGACCAATATTTAATAGCTCTTAGTAAAGATGATCCTGATGCTTTATACGTCTACCAATTCTTCTGGGAAGCATCTGGAGGCTCTTTAACCAATAGACAGAATGCTTGGTCTAAGTGGACCTTCCCTAATAAGAGTTTATATTGGGCTGATTTTGTTGAGGGTACTTTATATACAGTTGCTAAGTACATAGAGAATAGTCAAACAAGGTACTACTTGGAGGCTATTAATGCTTCTAGACCTCCACAAGAGAGTAAGGATCTATTTCTATTAGACAGACAATTAGCTCAATCTGTTGAGACTGATGTACGAGTTAGTGTAGGTAACGTAGTAACATTTGCTTATAACAACTTAACGAATAAAACTACAGTTACGCTGCCATACTACACAGTAAACGAAAGCCAATTCGTAATCATCAAGAAAAATAAGAATGATGCTAACGAAACTGAGAAACGCTGGGTCGTGGCTAATGCTGTTCCTGCGGGTGTTAATTCATTTACCTGTGATAGTTTGGGGGATTTTTCTTCTAGTTCTTGGATCTTTGGCGAAAAGTTTACGTTCAAGTTTGAGCCGCCTCAGCTCATGCCCTATTCAAAAACTGCGACAGACAACACTTTTATTGGTAATCGTACTGGTCGCCTTCAGCTACGATATGTGGACATTTACTACAATGATGCACGATATTTCCAGGTAGATGTTACCCCTAAATTTAGAAGTAAGATTACTTACGAATTTGACCGTAGAGATCCTTTGAATGCCAACATCGTTGTAGGCACTGTTTCTGACTTTGATGAGGCTAAATTCAGATCATACGTACAAAGTAAGAATGATCAAGTTACGATAGAAGTAGTTAATGACAGCATGGATCAAGCCAAGTTTGTTGCTTTAGAATGGACAGGCTTGTACTTTGATGTCGCTAGGAAGTATCAGTAATGGATTTGTTATCACCTGCCATGGGCGGTTTCTATACGATGGGTCTGAATATATTACAGACTTCGCAGCAAAAGGTTGGACAATACAGACAAGCTTGGGCTAAGTGGGAGCAGGACAGTAAGAACGCTATAAGGAAGAAGTTAGAAACAGATAAACAGAATTTCAGGCAACATACGGTAGATATGAAGAACTACCTTAAGTCTTCAATATATGTAGAAGATCTAAGGAAATATGAGAATAAACTCAAATCAAATGCAGCCAAACTAAAGACTGAGACTTCTATTAACGCTACTGAAGCTTTAGGTAGGGAATACGCAGATCTAAATGCTAGGTTCTATGAAGAGGAAGCTGCTGACACAATTCAGTTAGAAACAATTAAACAAAAATCTATAGCAGATTCTGTTAAAAGGGTGTCTAGTGGTCAAGTAGGTAGAAGTGTTGAGAGAATATATAATACATATAATCAGCAATACCAACAGAATGCTAGTAATAGACTGATTACTAGAGACTTTAGAATAGGTGATAAGCTTGCGGCCATGAGAGCTGCAAACATCTCAGCTAAGAACAAAGCTAATTCTGTACGCTTGTATGAACCTAGACCTTTCCAAGATGTTGTTAAACCTGAGTCTCCTTTACCTACAGAAATCTACGGTCCAATGACTCCACAAGTCTCTGCTGGCCTAAGCTTTACAGACTTAGCAGGTGCAGCTATGGCAGGTTATAACAGTTATATGGATAACAGACCTACACCACAGTCTTATCAATCAAAATCAAATCAACCCGTTAGAACTTACGGGGAAAACCCTGTAACTCAAGGGGATGCAGCTGCTTGGGCTGAAGATCACGGGCGTTCTATGGAGGATGCTATGGCCATACAGAGTGGTGGCTCAGTTGAAACCGTAATTGAGTAACTAATGACTAATTCATTCCAAATAGCACCACAACGCCAAATAAGGCAAGTAACTGAAGAGGCTGAACAGGCTCCTGAAGGTGGACAACCCACTGCGCCACAGTTACATACAAAACGTTTAGGTGGTCAAACTTTAGATTTTGAAGTTTACGATCCTTCTACTCAGCTGAAGACTCAGCAACAGATGGATTCCATCAGGAATATGGTGGGGAATGCTTTAAAAACTGTAGATGCTAAAGTTGATGAACAGTCAAAGAAGAAGGAAGCACAAGGTAAACGTCTATTTGAAAAGATTGCTCAGTACAAGATAGATACTAGAGATATAGGTCAAGGTGCTAGAGATCTTATAAACGCATCAAATTATATTGATGCAAATATGAATACTCTTCAGCAGATAGAAGATCCTACTGTTGTTAGAGGTATAGTTCAAACTCAGTTAAACAGCTATTTAGCTAAGACTTATCCAAATATTTCTAATGAGAATTATGTAGGTCTTGTAGAGCCTGTACTTTCTAAAGCTTCTCCAGTTTTACTAGGAGAGATAAGTAAGAACCACGCTGCTTGGAAAGGACAAACAAGAAACTTAACAACACTTACAAAGTTAAACCAAGCTGAGAAAAGACTCTTTTCAGTAATTGCTCAAGATCCTAGTAATACAGACAGAAACGCAACGGTTAAAGCTACATTTAAACAGGGCATTATTGATGCAAGAAATGAATATATACAAAATGGTGGTACTTATTTACAGTGGCAGAAACTAGCAAGTACGTGGATAAAAGGACTTGTTGTAGATACAGATGGTGATGGTGTAAACGATTTACACAATAAGAATTTATATAATCAAGTTTTAGAAGCTTTAGACTTTGAAGTACCTGATGGACAAGGATTACCTAAAGGAACTAAATTCTTAGATTTAGCAACTGAAGAAGGACCAACATTTAGAGAGCTAATAAGTACAGCAAAAATTAATTCACTTCTTCTTGAGAATAAAATAGAAGGAGCTACAGAACAGAGTAATACTAGAGCTGCTTTACAGTTTAAACGTGCTGCTAAGTTCTCTTTAAACCAACAGTTATTAGGACCGGATGGAAAACCTCTTACAGGCTCACAAGCAGAAATAGTAAAAGATCAGTTAGCTGAACAACTAGAAAATGCTTATGCTAATAACACTAAAGTTGTTTTAAAAGTAAGAGGTGAAGATGGTGAAATAATAGATCAAGAGTTTGATTTACCTTCCAATGTTGATGTTAATAAGTTAATTAAAGATCTAAGAAAGACGGGACATGAGCTAGGAGCATTTGAGTTTAATGAGTTAAAAACTAATGTTATTAGGCGTTTAGCTACTGACCCTTCTGATGAGTTAGATGACATTTACGAACAGTTAGTTCCTGGTACAACGCAGTGGAATGAAATAGAGAAACTTAAATTCCAAGCTGTAAAGAATCTATTAAATAAGGATTACAGCAGTAAGATTGCTGACAAGTTTAATCTGATTAAAGCTGGTTTTAGTGATAGGAAGTCTCCGTATGACAAGGCTTTAAGAGAAGCAGTTACTGACGCACCAACAGATCCAGATAAACAAATAGTAAAAGATAACTTTAAACTTCTACTCAAAAACAGGACTCTATTAGCAGAGGAGCTTTTTGATGACTTTATGTATGCACGGATATTAGGAGCATCCGAAGCTCAATTAGCTGATCCATCTTGGTGGGATGAACAAAAAAATGATTTTTCAATCGCTATTCAATCCAATCCATTATTTACAACTTGGGATCCTAATGATGCTAAATCTGCATCTACTTTTGATCCTACTAAATCAATTCAACCGTTATACCTATATACAAGAGGAACTAATGATGATGGAAAACCTGGTGATGTAAGAAATGTCACCCTTACTAAATTAAGAAGTAATGAACAGTTTTTAGCAGAAAATAAGTACTTATTAGGTACGTCTCAGATGGTTAATTACCATAATGAGCAGCCTATGATGAGTTCTAAGGCTTTTGGTAAGGTTTACTCTTTCTTAGCATCTGGTAAACAATTAGATGAAGAAACTCTTCTTGAAGTATCTCAAGCTTATAAACTTGCTCAAACACTTCAGAATGGTAAACATTTAAGTTTAGAAGACTTCTTAACTGGTCAAGGTGGTACAAATATTTTCGACTGGAGAGATCCTAGAAACCGTGAAGAACCATTTAAGTTGGATAATGAACTTATGATGAATACGCTGAAAAGGCGTTTATCTAATAACACAGTAGGTCAAGCTTCTACTGTTAGATGGGTAGATAACCAAGAAGGTAATACTAGCAATGGATCTGTTAACTTCTGGTTAGAAGATAACGGTAATGGTTCTGGTAATGTAAACATCTTATCTCCAGCTAAGTTAAAAGTATTAGAAGTAGGGTTTGCTGAAGGTACTGACGGTAATTTTGCAAGGTTTGAAGTACAAAAAGATTCTGGTTCATTAAGGAAGGGTTATATTATAACTATTAGACACGCCCGTAGTTTCGGAGGTTTACTCAAAGGGCAGATGCTATATCCTGGTAATTACTTAGGTATGCCTCATACAGCTAAAACTTTTGAAAGAGGAGTTGATCAGGCTGATGTACCTGGTGCTGGCCCACATCTAAACCTTTACATAACTGACGGTAAAACTAGACTTTCACAGCAAGAAGTCAGTAAAATCTTTAAAGAAGTATTGTCCCCTGGTTTATCCTTCTAATGCCTAGAATCATACTCCCTAACGGGGAAGTCAAGTATTTTGAATCTGAAAAAGAGATGCTGGAGACAGTACCTCCATTAGAGGATGACTATGGAGATACTGAACAAGAAGGTGATACTGGTGGAGAAGAGAAGAAAGATGATTCATCAAAAGTAGAGTTAGATCCAGATGTCTCTGAAGGAGAAGGTGAGAAGTATGTAAGACCAGCAGAGAAATATAAAAGAGATCGCTATGACGTACCAGCTTGGGTAGCTAATACTCAAGACGTATTGAAATCAATACCTCATGCCTTTAAGCAAGTACCTGATGAGATTGTTTCTAGTGTTCAACATAGAGCACAAACAACACCATTAAGGGATACATATACTGCAGGTGTTGGGGCTTTTGGTATTGATGCACAGAGTTCTATTTTATATGCCAGACTTGGTACGAGATTAGCTGGTGGCGAAGAGGCTGCAAAAGAATTTGATGAAGCTTTTGGTATATCTGGTCCAGGGCTAACTTTAAGTGAAGCAGAAAAAGAAAGACTTAGAAGAGGAAAGGCTTATGCCAGACAAGGTTTACTAGACCCAGAGACTACAGGTGGGGAGTTAAAAGAATTTGGTATAGATAAAGATCTACCTATAATTGGTACTTTTGGTAAAGGTGGAGCTTTATATGAAGCATGGAAACCTGAAGGAGACTTTGCTAATGCTGTTGCTGATTTTGGTTCCATACTTGTTATCGCAGGTCTAACGTCAGGAAAAGGTCAAGGACCACAAAGCTTCGCTGCTTTAAGAAGAACAGCAGCTTTAAGGAATTTACCTAGATTTGCTTGGACAGGTCTTAAAGGAGCTAAAAGTAGAAACATCTTTTGGAAAAATTCCTTAATGAATAGTGCTTATATAGCTAAACGTGTTGGTGCTGATTTACCAGAGGATTTGTTACAAGAAGCTCTAATTTTTGGTTTACCTGAACCAAATGCTGAACAAAAGAAAGAGATAGATAAAATTCTTGAATCTGCTGATCCTCTTGCTGTTGAAGCTTATAAAAATCTTCTTGAATCAGATGATGAAGTTGAAGCTAAGTATTGGAGTGAATATCTATTTAATGTATCTGTAGGTACAGCTAGTGCTGGTATATTTAGAGGTTCTTTAGGGGCAGCTAATCACCAAACAAGAGCTTGGCGGAAAAGACAAGCTAAAGGTCTTAAAAACTTCTTTAGTCCAAAAGTACAATCAGAAGTACAAAGATCAGGCAAGACATGGACAGATGAAATAGCTGCAACACTTGAAGCTCAACAGAACGTAGTTAACGAAATAGGTGATGATGTTGAGGTAGGTTATTTAAACAAGCAGTTTACCAACCTTACTAGAGATAATTTTGATATCCTTAATGCCCAGATTGACAGACTTAACGCTCTTAGAGCTTCTATTAAAAAGGTAGAAGCAGATCAAGGTGTTATAGGTACAACCATTGACAGTGTTGTTACTCTTCCTAAGGAAACTTCAGCAAGGCTTAACTCACTTCCTAAGTTAATAAAAGCACGTGAGAAGTCTATTGGTAGTTTAAAAAGAAAAGGAGCAGCTAAAAGAACTACAAAAGAAAATAGAACTTTAGCTAGGTATCAAAAGCAGTTAGAAGAATACCAACAAGAATACATCGATATAAGTAAGGATTTAGATGCAAGAAATATAGCTGCTAAAAGTACAGGAGCTGTAAATGATGAGTATGAGGCTCAACTTCAAGGTCTAAGAGAAGTAGAAGAAGAAGGTATTGCAGAGTTAGTTAATAACTTCTCTAACTTCATGGCTGATGCTGCGAATGTAGATGAAGCAAGGTTTGAAGTTACACCTGATATGGATATGGGTAATGACCCTTATTATCAGGCATATAGAAGAGTTAACGATCTATTTGAACAGTACAAAGCAACTTCTGATCCAACCTTAGAAGATAAGCTATTT